CACCGCGCTGGCCAGGCCCTCGTTATCGGTGTCGTAGCCGCCGTCGTTGGCGAAGGCGCGGCGGGCGCGCGACGCACCGGCCTCGATGATCGCCTCCGCCAGCCACTCCGGCAGCGGGTAGACGTGGCCGAGCTGCTCATAGCTGCCCTCGGGCCGGGTGCTCGGCGGTATCAGCACGTAGCGGCGGTCCCAGAGCACGGCGAACCCGTTGTCCCCGCCCCAGGTCATCGCACCGAGGTGGCGCGGCAGCACCGGCATCAGCTCATCGGGCACGGTGAACCAGAAGTGACCGCCGTCGGCGTGGCTCCAGGTGCTCGGGTCCTCGGGGTCGGCGTCGGGTCCCATGTGCCCGGGTGTGAGCACCGTGGGCGCGGGGCGGCTGTCCTCGGGAATCTCGGCCACCTCGAACCAGCGTTCGACCTGGGCGGCGGTGTCGCAATCCACCACGACGATGCCGGAGCTGCCGACCTCCACCGCCAGGTTCACGGCGGCGGGTGCGTCCATCGCAATCTCGCCCGCGTCGAACGCCTTTTTGCTGTAACTGACCTCCTTGTATTCGCCGGTAGCGGCGTGCGCGGCGACGTCGAGCCACGTCGAATAGACCTCGATGTAGCGCTTGAGGTAGCGGTCCAGGGTGGCCTTGTCCGAGGTGGCCAGCGCCAGCCCGGCCGGTGACTTGACCGTGGCCCAGTCGCGGCGTCCCGCCTCCCGCGCAGCCTCACGGGCGGCCTTGTCGTCGGCGTTGCGCTTGGCCGGGGTCCGCATGTCGGCGGGCACCTTGGTGCCCGGGTGGATGAACAGCAGACTCAGGCCGACCTCGGCGGCCTGGCGGATGAACGCCCGCACCGCTTCGTGGTCGCGGTTGTCGATGCCGGAGCCTAGAACAGCTTCCAGTGGGGCAGAACCGAGCATGGGTCAATGGGCCTTTCAGTGGTTGTGGAGGCAGTGATAGAGCGGAACAGCGAGCAGCATCAGCGTGACGAACATGCCGAGGACATAGCCACACCAGAAGGCGTTACTCTCCCGCTCGACGGGCGTCAATTTCTTGGCCATCAGGCATCCCGGCGACGACGAGCGATGCCGCCGCCCAGGGCCAGATAGCCGACGCCGTCCACCCAGCTGTCGTCGTGGGGCGTGTTGTGAATCAGCCGGGCAATCTTGACCTGGGCCATGCACAGCGCCACCTGCTCGGCAGTGACCTCGATGCCCAGGATGGGCGACCACAGCGCGGCGGTCTCGGTGAAGTTGTCCAGCGCGTCGCCGTAGTCGGCGTTGCGGTCGCCGTTGACGAGGTCGGCGGCTTTCTTGCAGATGCGCCGGGCGTGGCGACCGGTCGAGACCTCCAGACCGGAGAGCAGCGGTGGCCGGGTGATCAGCTCGGCTGGGTCTCCGTATTCCACGGTCAACGCTCGCGCCGTGCCGTGACTAGGGCAATTGACGTCGAGGGTGGCCATGTCGGGGCAGGTGCAGTCGCCGGGCTGGCTGCCCAGATCATCAGGGACGCTCGTCGTCTTGCTGCTATCCACAGCGGTGTCGATGATCGAGCAGTCAGCGGTCAGGGCCTCCAGGCGGAACTCACGCTCGGCGCGGCGCTGTTCGGCCCCCGCAATCGCCTGGCCCTGGGCGGCCAGCTTGCATGTCAAGGTGTGCGCGCCAGGATCACCGCCACACTCGGGGCAGGCGGTCCGAGGCCGCGCCGCTCCGTGAACCGGGCAATATGGGTCGGCAGCGGCAATGAGGCTATCCGCACAGATGCACTCGCTGGGTGTGCCGGGCGGCTTGATGGGCATGGGTCCTCCAGTGGTTGTGGTTGTGGGTGAGGGTCAGACCGGACAGCCTAACTCCTTGGGCGGCAAGATAATTCGAGCCGCTACATGTTGTGGTGGGTGCCCGTGTTGACCCCTAGACCTTGGCCCAGGCGTGGCCCATGTCGGCGCGATCAGTGCGCAGCACCGGCACCCGGCCCGCCCACTCCACCAGGAACTCCGGCGGGGTCAACATGATGCGCTGAACCTGCTCGGCCACCTCGGTGTCCACGACCACCTCGTCGTGCATGGCCAGCTGGAGGTGATCGCCCAGGCCTTCGCGCTCCATCGTCACGATGGTGTGCGCCAGCACGTCATAGGCGCTGCCCTGGACGGTGTAGTTCACCGCCTTGAATACCCCGCCCTCATCCACCGGCAAGATGCGCCCACCGGCGGTGATGGTCCGGCCGCAGTTGTAGGCCACCTCCTGGACCTTGGCCATCCACCGCTCCGAGCGCTTCATGGCGTCGAACATCTGGCGTTTGATCTGGGCAGCCGATTCCTCGGTGTGCCCGATGGTCGCCGCCAGCTTGGGCAAGCCCTGGCCGTACATCGTGGCCAGCAGCACGATCTTGGCCGTCGGCCGGTCGATGGCCGCACTGCGCATGATCGGCTCATAGAGGTCGGCACCGGCCTCGAAGGGCTCCAGGAAATCGTGGTCCCGGGCCATCAGAGCCATCGTCACCGGCTCGATCTGAGACCAGTCGATGGACGTCAAGCCCTGCCCGTCGTCACAGATCACCGGGCGCGCCTCGGCGGGGAACTGCTGTAGCTCGGGGCTGCCGTAGGACATGCGCCCGGTGGCGCTCGCGCCGAGCACACCGACCTGAGGGTGGCAACGGCCGGTCACGCTGGCCTGGGCGTCCACCTTGCGCAGGTAGCCCTCCACCTTCTCGATCACCGCCAGCTTGCGCTGAGCGGCGGCCAGTGGATTGACCTCGGCCAGCGCCTCCAGGTCGGCCTTGGTGGCGCGCAGCTTGCGCGTCGGTGTGCGCGGCCACGGCTCGGGCAGCTCGCCGCGCTTATGGAGATATTCGACCAGCTTCGCGCCCTTACCCGCACCGCCCTCCAGGCCGTGGGCGGCCAGCTCGGCGATGGCCAGGTTGCGCTCAATGTCCACCTGTTCGGCGTAGCGGTCCAGATAGTCGCGGTCAACGGCCAGCCCGACCGCCGAGCGGCGCAGCATCACGCGGTGGACGGTCTCCTGGTCGCCGATCTTGGCCTCGGCCTCAGCGCGCGTGCTGGCCGCGCCGAAGGTGTTGACGAACGGATGGTCCAGCGTCCAGCTGATGGCCTGCTCGCGCAGCAGCGGCTCCAGGGCCAGCGTCACCACGGTGTCGGCCATCGCGCCGAACCGATAGATCGGGCTGTCGATGTCCATGCCCTCGTATCCGGCGGCCTGGGTTTTGTACCCGGCGGCCTTAAACGCGCGCTCCATGCCGCCCTTGTCGTCGGCCAGATCGAGGTGGCGGCGCGCCAGCGCGGTCAGGTTCTTGGGCACCATCACGTCGGGCGTGCCGAATCGGGCCAGCAACAACGTGTCAATGACACGGTTGACGCCGTCGCGGTCCAGCAGCCCGGCGTAGTAGAGCGGCGGAATGTCAAACGGCGCGTTGTGGAAGATCAGCCCGGCGGCGTGGTCGAACAGGTCGATCACCGCCTTGCCGTGCTGGTAGTCGCGGGCCGGATCGAGCAGCACCGCCTGGACGCCGCCGTTGGCCCATGCCCATGCCGCCGTCACGCAATTGATGGTGAACGCGCGGTCCAGGCCCGGGGTCTCAATGTCGGCGGCGATGACCACCGACCGGCGCGGCGTGCGGGTGGTGAAGTGCTCGACGGCCTCCAGCGCCCGCGCGCCGGTGGCCAGCGTCGCCCCCAGCACCGGGTCAAACCACGACCGGCTGGGGACACGCGGCGCGGTGAGCGTCTGGGTCATGGCTCAGAGTCTCCCTCGAACGTCAACGGCGGAACGCGCTGGACGGCGATGGCGGCGTTCCAATAGTGATGGGCCAGCTCGCCGGGGAACGGCGGTGGTGGATCAGGCGCGTGGCCGTAGAGCGGCGAGCCGTCGGGCATCCGGCGATATTGCAGGCAGAACTCCAGCAATTGCACCTGATCGAGCGGCGTGCCCCTCAGAAACGGGAACGGGTCGGGCGGTCCCGTCATTGGCCCTGACTCTCCAGATGCCGGGCGGCGGTGCGGATGCCGTCGAGGCTGATGTCCAGCTTCGGGTTATCGGTGCGCCCGATCAGGTCGCGCGCCTCCTCGATGGCGTCGGCCGCGTCCAGCAGCCGGGAGCTGATCGAGGGGCGCGGCTCCGGCGGCTCGGGCAGCAGCTCACGCTCCAGCCACTCCTGGAAGCGCTGGGCGACCGTGAGAACGTCGCGCTCGGTGAAGCCGTGGCAGTTGGTCGAGTAGGTCGCCGCACACTCCAGCGCCTTCTCGCGCGCCCAGGTGCCGCCGTGCAGACATTCGGCCACCAGCGGCAGGTCGGAGACCGGGACAGCATCGGGCATGAACTCGCCCCAGCGCACGATCTGGGCCGGGAACGTCACCCCAGCCTGCTCAATGGTTTTCGGGTCCCAGCCGCCCGGGCTAATCCACACAATGGGCTTGGGAGGCCGCGAGCTGTGCGGCGGCGCGGTGTCCCACGCGACCTCACGACGCACGAACGCGACGGCCTCCGAGGTCGGGTCGCCCGGGATGCGCAACCAGGTGATGATCGTGCCGTCGGGCAGCGTGCGCAGGTGCTCGGCGTCGGGCACCACTCCGGCCGCCGTCACGGCTTACCCGTGAACGCGACGACCGCCGACTCATAGAGCCGGATACGGGTGGCCAGCTCCTCGGGCACCTGCTGGCCGCCGAGGCGACCGCCCTTGGCCTTGTTCTCCAGGTCCCAGGACGACCAGTTGTAGTTCCGGCTGGAGGCGTGGCCGTGATCCGACAACTTGCCGGACTTGAGCACCCGCTGGCCCGTGATCGCAATCTCGTGCAGCTTGCCGTTAAGCCAGGTGACCTGCGCCCACTGGGGGCGAAACTTCTGGCTGCCGTAC